CTACTGCCTTACACAGGAGCTGTTTAAAAAGTTCTGTCTAGCCATATCGATGTACGCGATGAATTCAAGCTGTTTAGTCGCCTCCATATTAAGGGGGCAACCAATTCCGGCGTAAAGATTTTTCATGATTAAAATTTCCAGATACTGCGAGCCTAAGCCGAAAATTTTTTCAAGTGCCCTCTGGAATTGTTCCAAGTTTTGCGGGATTTGGTTTCTGGTTACTTTGTAGTTGTGTTCGATGTGGAAGTAAATCGATTGCTTTGCTGATTCTCCTAATGATAGCAGGGCTCCATCTATAGAGTCCAGCAGAATTTTATTAAAGCCATCTGGTTTTGCAGCCATTTCGAACCCACGCTATTGCCTTGGAACTTTGCAGTTCAACAGCGAAGAGTACACCATTCTATGGTTATATTGTAATTTAAAGCTAATGAATCTTGGAGGTGCATTTTTTGCTCTATGTGTTGCACGTGTCGCCTACTTTTGTCCTTTATGTAAACTCTCCTTGACTAAACTTACCTCTTTGGCGTAATCCATAAACGCCATGCGTAATGTTTCACTTTCGCTGGTTCCCAGCCGCCTTGACAGTTCACACAGGATTTCCCGTTGCTCTTTGCTTAAAACGACCCGAACTACACATTTTCTAGCCACGACACACCACTACTTTACTTCAAGTTACCCTCCTGATGGTCACGCGTTGTCCCTTGCGCGCGTCAACAGAGGGTACAAGTCGCCTTTTGGGTTTCCCCGTATTTAATTGTGCTATCAGATATGTGAGGTTAAACAGAAATGCCCTGGGAAGAAACCGAACAATTCATCCGAAGCGGGCACCGTAGCCCCGACGAATTTGAACCCGACACGCTTAAAACAGTTCCCTTAAGCCAAGAAGAAGGCATCCACGCCGTAGTCGGCAAACCCAAAGGCAAGGACGCCCTGGAAATTCAAAGTTACCTTTTTGACAAAACCACCGGCTGGACCCTGCAAAAAGCCCAAATGTGGCTTGAGCAGCACCCACAGGTAACCCTTGCGGAACGGGGCAGAACCGTTTGGTTCCTTTCAATTCAGGAGAAAATCACCGAAAAACCCCTCCGCATACGAGGGGTTGCCTTAACGGCGGGCATGAGTCGGAACCTCAATTTTTACACGCCTGCCGAACTGCAGCGTTTTGCGGGCAAACTGGTGGATGCCCCCATGTACATCGAGCATGTGGCGGTGCCAAACGCCGTGGGAAAAGTCACCAAAGCCACCTGGGATGGGCAGAGGCTGCTGTATGAGGCGGAGGTTTTTGATGAAGAAACCGCCGACAAAATCCGCAAAGGACTCGTCAAGCATGTTAGCGTAGGCGCCGACTATGAAACTGTGGATTTACTCAGCGGCAAAGTTCCCCATGGCTTACACAACGCTGAAATCAGCCTCGTAGCCGTACCCGGCATCCCCGAAGCCAACATCCAAATCATGGAAAAACTTCACCTGCAAAACGCAGCCGAACCCTTAATCGGAGGAGAATACGTTTTGGGTTTCCTGCAACCTGACGCCGCAGCGTTTTTGCCTGAACATTTCAGCGTGGTTTGGCTGGACAGGGAAGGCGGCGTGTTGGCGCTCATGGGCAAGCTTCGTGGTCAGCCTGAGGTGCAGCGGACGATGGCGCTGTTTTTTGCCAAAGACAAGCTTTGGGACCAAACGCGGATTCAGGATTGGCTGCGGCTACACCCCGACTACTTAACCCCCACAGCATCCAACCCGCAAGCCCCTCCTGCGTCGGCTGAAACTAGCAGTGTGGAGAGCCTTTTTGCAAAGCCCCTTGAGCCTACCCTTCGAGTCAGCGAAGCCATTAAGCTCATGGAGCAGGTTTTGCCTTCGCCGCTGGTGCAGCGTAGCTGGAGTTTGGGTCCGCAGCGAATGTGTCAGGAGCTGCGCCGAGCGATTTTGAAGCTGCAAACCCGCCAAAATCACAGTCACATGGTGACCGCGAGTAGCTGAGGATGAACTTGGTGAAAACGAAAAACTGGAGAAGATGAAAAATATGACTGATTGCACAGGCAAAAGCTGGATGGCTATAGGCGAAACCGACGACCCCAACGCGGTTGTGGAGTCTTTTGAAGCCGCCGTGCAGGTGACCAAAGGTGACCCCGTCTATCTGAGCGCCGACCACAAGGTCAGCCCCGCTGCCGCCCCCCAAGAATGCATAGGCATAGCTGTTAAAGACGCCGCCACAGGCGTCCAATGCCCCGTTTTGACCCATGGTAGGGTTAAAGTGAAGGCAGGCGGAGCCATAACCCGCGGCAAAGCCGTTTACGGCGCAGACGCCTCCAAACGTGTCCTCATGCTGTCCGACCAAGCCGTCAACGAAAACGGAACCGCCACCTACACCATCTACTACAACCGCAAACTCGGCACCGCATTGGAAACCACCGCAGCCGCAAACGACCTGCTTTTTATCCGACTGTGAGGCAGATGGCATGAAACCGAAACTTTTTGAGTCTTTGATGCAGCGCGACGGCGAATTCAAAGAGCACGTGGAGAACCTGCGGCACAAGGCGGGTATGCATCCGTTTCTGAAGCGGTACTGCGAAGTCGGCGTTCGAGAGGGACTGTTCAGTGATTCGGTGGGCGCCGTGGGTCGGCTGCATGACACACTGGTGCAGGCGGCTTACCCTGAGATGATTGGCAGAAGCATAATCACCGTGCTGCCCACATCTGAGGCGATGGAGCGGTTCCCGCTGGAAGCTGACGCTGTGGCTTACCGCTATGCGGAAGGCGCCGCAGCCCGACTAAGCGGCAAGAAAAACACCAACGTGGATGTCTACACGAACGTGCTTGCGGAGTCCTCGGAAGAGTGGACCCGTGAGTTCCTCGAAGATGCCACCTGGAACGTTCTGGACCGTATGGTGGAGAAAGTCGGCAGAGCCTTAGGCGCCGAAGAAACTAACGCGGTTCTGGCGCTTTACGGCGCTGTCGCAGCGGGCGACTTGGCGGGTGGAGCAGCCATTGACCAGCAGAGCGCCGCGATGGATTGGACGGGGCTGGTGAAGCTGCATGAAGCGGTGCGGAAAGAAAACTGGAGCCCCACCGTTTTGGCAGTCAACGAGACCCAGCTGCATCAATTGCTCACCGACGACAAGTTTATCCATGCGCAGTATTTGCCCTCCGAGCAGACGAACTTGGAGCAGGGCAGCATCGGCAGCGTTTTGGGTATGCGGGTTTGCGCCAGCACTCTGGTCCCAAACGGGACGGCTTATGCGGTTGATACGCGGGTTGCGTCTGTGATGCTTCTGCGTCGGGACATAACGGTGGATGACTGGGAAGACATCAAAAACGGCAAGTACGGAGTCCGAGCCACCACCCGTTTTGGTGTGGGCGTCCTGCGAAGCAACGCCATCGCGAAAATGACCAACATAGCCACCTCCCTCACCGCACCAGAATAGCTTGAGGCGCCGCTGATGCCGCATCTTTTTCCCCTTTTTTCTCTAACCAAAATTTCAGGTGATGAGTATGAGACGTTTAGCTGAACGAATGCAGTTGGCAAAGACCGTTCTCCGAGAGCTGAGTAGGCAGCCGCTTTGCCGCACTGAACTGGAAAAACGCACGGTTCGCCGTTTCGGCACGCACGCCACCTTCGAGGGTATCTTTCGTTACTTGGTTCAGGGTGGCTACGTGGAGAAAAGCGGCAAAGAACACCGCGCTGCCTACATTATAACCGCGAAAGGAACCAAATTTTTGGAGGTCATTTAGTGAGCAAAATCCTAAAACGCTTAACTGAAGCTTTGCCCGTTAAAACCCGCAGTGGCTACGTGTTTCCCCAGCAATCCACCATTTACGAAACCCCCACTGTGCCTCTGTGCGAGGTCATGGCTCTTTACGAACGTGACCCTACCTGCAAGTCCAGTGTGGATTTGTTGGCGGCATCAGCGGTTGGTTCGGGCTTCTACACCACCGTAAACGACAGCTACGCGCAGGCAGCCGACGCCAAACGGGCAGTTGACGAATTCAACGAAGCCGTAAACCTAGACGCGTTGCTGGAGGATATGGCTCGGACGCTGATTGCCTGCGGCAACGACTTCTGGCTCAAACTTACCCCCCAAAACCTTATGGAATTGCGTAGGTTGCCTGTGGACGCGGTGGAGCGCATTGAGCAGCGGACTTTGGCGGATGCGGCAAGCAACCTGAAAGTCGCCTACAAAGTCGAAAGCTACAAGCTGCGGCACAAATATGGCGGCGAAAACCTTGCTCCCGAAGCGGTGATTCATTGGTGCATTAACCCGCTTGACCAGTCAGGCTACGGCACGGGCGTTTTGCAGGTGTTGCTGCATACGTTGACGTTGCATTCGGATAAGCGTCCAGCGTTTGCGTGGATGAAAGCCAAAATCGAACGCATCATGCCCAAGATTTTTGAAAAGTACGCGGGACCAGACGTGTTGGCGCTACTGGAACGCGCCGACGAGAACACGATTCGCAACTTTGAGAAAGCAATCAAGAACCGCGGCGAAGAAGGCGCTTGGCTCTTCTACAACGGCAAAGGCACCATCCAACCCGTGTCGCTGGACCCGCGAGCCCGCTTCGAATACTACGTAGACCACCTGATTAACCAGTTCTATTTGGGCTGTGAAACCCCTTTGCCCCGCTTGTTTAGCACACCCGGCTTCACCGAGGCTTCCGCGAAGGCGGCTCTGGAACTGCAGAACATGCTTATCCACCCCGTGCAGCGGTACATCAAGCGGCAAGTGGAACGCGAACTCTTTAGTGCGGTGCTTTCTCAGGCGGGTTTTGACCCCTCTAAAGCGCAGGTGCGGTTGCATTGGGGAACCCCCCAAACTAAAGAGGTTAATGTGGCGGATTTGTTGAGGGCGGCGGAGTTGAAGCTGATTCGGGAAGACGAGTTCCGCAAAAACGCTTTGAAGTTCGGGTGGGAACTGTGGATCCCCCAAGAGATGCAGGGCACGGAGGAAGCGTAGTGGGGGAGGTTGCCTACGGCAGATACGAAGAAGCCTACCGCGCCATCCACAGCGCCTTAAACGGTATCATGGCGCCTCCCTCAGGCAAACGCATCACTAAGCTGGCTTTCACGTGGAACGGCGACGGCAACGTTTCGGCGCTTTCAGCCTACGGCGGTGCGGAGTTGCTTTTCACTTTGACTTTTACTTGGAACGCCAACGGGACCTTAGCCAATGTGGAGCGGGCTTAAGGTGGTTGAGGCTTCAATCTATATGCGACAGCCCAACTGCTGTATGTCCGTATGAGGTTTGGACTGTGACGGGCACAATAACCTATGACTCCTCCGCAAATGCGGTCACGGCGGTAGGCGGCACCAGCAGCGTCCCCCTCGGATTCATAGACCTCTACAACGCTGATTTGGCTGGGGGCTGGGGCAAAATTCACCTGCAAGGTCAAAGCCAGTTTTTAATCGAATGCAAACTGGTCATCGGCGACGGAACCACCCCAACGTACTTTGCCAGCACTTTTCAGCAGCTATCGTTTGGGTCCAGCATTTTAACTGCCCATGGTCAAAGCCTAATTTTTGTCGCGTCAAACGCGATGGTTACTTTTGGCAGGTCCCTTGATGAGGCTGTCCATCAAACTGATCAAGGCGTCTGCTTTTCTTTGGCTCAATCAGCATACTACGGTGACGCAATCGTTAACAACGGCGGAGCCGTCAACGTTTATGGCTGTTTCTTCATAAACTCTGGCTCACAAAACATGCGGCTCAACGGAAACTCAGGCACTTTTAGGGTGTGGAACTCCATTATTTCCAGCGGAGTTGGGTTAGCAGGGACTGTTATTCCTTTTGGCTGCACTATTCTCGGCGTTTCAATCGCGTACCAAGCCCCGCCGGCTAACGTAACCGTCAGCAACATAAACATCTCGAAAGCCTACTACGCTTTTGCCCCCTACTTTGATGGGACCTACACCCTGATTAACTGGGATGTTGTGGTTCCTTTGGGTGCTTTAGTTTGGTTTTCGGCTGCCCGCACCTACACCATTAACATGGTCAACTGCTTAAGTACCGCTTGGACCTTTAACTACGGAACCGCCACGGCAACTGTCAACCGTCAATACGAACTAGACCTTGATACAACTCCAGGCGCTACTGTCGTGCTCACCGATAATGCGGGCCTGGAGGTTTTCCGCTGTGTCGCTGACGAAACCACGGGGGCTATTCCTACTCAAATTGTTACGCGTGGTTACTACAATCAGACGCATGGGGATGCCCTGCAAGATAAAGGTCCCCATATATTAACCATGAGCAAATCGGGTATGCAGACTCACACTGAAAGCCTTATGCTTACGCAGAAAACTCAACTGCAAATCAGCCTTTTGTCTGCAGCTTTGGACGGAACCGCAACCGCCGGCGATATAGCTGACGGCAAAACCGCTTACGTGTCTTCAACGGAGCAGAAGATAACTGGCACGTTGATTGGGCCCGCGGTCATGGTGGACGTTGCGTCTGGGCGCGCAGTGTTGAACTTGAACCGCAAAAAACTCAGCAGTCCCCCTGTTCTTTCTCTTTAGTTCTTTGGCAAAATGCACTTCTTGCCTGGTAGTGTGTGGTAACTCTTAAATTCAGATTACTCAACGTAGCAGTCATGCAGAAGAAAAATTCTGTTAGCCTGCTGGTGGTTGGGTTTTTTTGTGTAGCTTTAATTTTGAGTGGGTGTGGTCAGGTTTTGGCTTGGAGCAACGGCGGATACAGTGCCGACCCTGCAACTCCTGATTATGGCACACATGACTGGATTGCCCAGCATGCGTTGGGCTAGCTCCCCACGGATGAGCAGCAGTTCTTCGAAAGTCATCTTTCAAGTTTCTTGTACGGAACCGAGCTTCCAGACAACCCAAACACTTTCGACGGCTTAGGCGACACCACTAAACACCATATCTACTTCTATGCGAACGGTTCCCTGCATGATGACGCCTCTGCAGTGAGAGCGGAGCAGGAATACGCCAACGCGCAGGCAAGCTTCACATCAGGCAACTTCAGCGCCGTGGCATTGCATTTGGGGATGGTGACGCATTACGTATCGGACATGGCGGTTTTTGGACACGTTATGGGTTCATCAACGGTGTGGGGTGCGGAGGTGCATCACAGCGACTACGAGAATTACGTGCTTGCCCGAACAGAGATATACACGAGCAGTTTTGATGGCTGCTTGGTTTTTGACGGAAACCTTGCGGTTGGGGCGGCTTATGATGCGGCTGTTGCGGTTGCGAGGGACACCACCTTTGACGGGGCAGAAGGGTTAACCTGTACTTGGATGGATACGCATTACAACTGGAGTGACCCTGCGTTTAAAAGCCGATGCGGCGAATCGTTAAACCTTGCCACAAACACCGTGGCCGATGTGCTGCACACGTTCTACTCAGAGGCAATGGATCCAGCAGTGACGCCTACGCCTACCGCGATGGATACTGCACATCCAACGTTCACTATTGCGCTGACTGCCTCACCAACGCCTACCCCAAAGCCAACCCCAACGGGGTCGCCTCAAGTTCCAGAATTCCCCTCGGAAGTTGCTCTGGTTTTGCTTTTTGTAGCGTCGGCGTCTCTGATGGTTTGTAGGCATAAGAAAATTGGCGCTTAACCATCCGTTTTTTGTTCGTGTGGGAAATTGGGCGGAGATGTACTACTAATTTTTCGTGGGTATTAATAAAAAAGATAAAAAAGTTAAGGGTGGAAAAATTTCCCTAACTTAACTGACTTTTGTTGCTGTTTAAGGTCGTTTTGCTTTATGTTGTTTGATTACGGCGAATGCGGCTGCAGCGACAAATACTGCTACTATGGTAGTGCCGAAGGGTGTTTCTGGTAGGACAAATAGGCTGTCGTGGAAGATTTTTACGCAGTGGTGCCATGTGTCTGAAACGTAAACGTTGCCTAACCCGTCAACAGCTACATACCAAGGATACCTGAATATGCCGGTGCTCATGCCGCCAATCGTGTCCAAATAAGTGCCTGTGCTATCGAAGACCTGAATTCGGAAGTTATTTTCGTCAGTGACGTAGATTTTTCCAGCAGCATCAACAGCTATTCCTCGGGGGTGGTCAAATTGGTTATTTCCAAAGCCTATGCTGCCGAATTTGAACAGGAAATTGCCTGAGGCATCAAAGACTTGAACGCGGTGGTTGTATGTGTCGCCTACGTAGATTTTTCCAGAATTATCAACCGCTATACCAAAGGGGTAATTGAATTGGCCATTGCCCACGCCGTTGGAGCCAATTTTGAATACGAAATGACCTGTGCTGTCAAAGACTTGGATACGATGGTTGTATGTGTCTGCGACGAAGATGTAGCCGCTGCCGTTTACCGCTACGTCATAGGGGTTATTGAATTGGCCATTAGCAGAACCTACGCTGCCTATTGCGTACTTATAGTGGCCTGTGCAGCTAAAAACGTGAATCTTGTCATTGCCCGAATCTGACACGTAGACGTTTCCCTCACTGTCCAAGGCTATGCCTCTGGGTGATGAGAAAACCCCACTGAACTTGAATTGGAAGTTCCCTGCGCTGTCAAAGACTTCAACTCGTTGGTTGCTTGAATCGACGACGTATACGTATCCGCTTGCGTTGACGGCTATTCCGTGTGGGAACGTGAACAGTCCATCGGCGGTGCCTTCGCTGCCGACTTGGGTTACGTAGTTATAGTTTGCATGTGCTAAAGGTAACGAAACTGCCAAAACGCAAACTGCGCACAGTAGACTCAATAGTTTAATGTGCCTAAAACTTGCATAACGACTGTTGCCGTTAGGTTTTTTCAATTTAATTGCTCCTTTCTCAATTTTACTTGCGTGTTGGAGCTAGAGTATTTAGCTGATATTCCTGTGGGGGAACAGTTTGTTTTACGGGGAGAGCTACGGCGCAGACGCGGCTGGGTCCATCACGTTGAACTCAACTGGCTGCCCTGATGGTGTCAACGCGTTGTCGATGAAAGGTTGGGCGGATTAGACGAAACCTTCCGCTCCCCCTTCCCCGCAACACCCTAACGCCTTGACCAACCGAGAAAACATGCGCTCAGAGGTTCCAGCGCCGAGTTCCCGAACCTGCGGCTTTTGCGTTTGCGGTGGGTGTAACAGAAAAGCCTTTTTTAACAAGAGTGAATAGAAAGGCTTGATTATGCGCTTATTTTTGTTAATGGGTTAAAGAAAACGTATATTTGGGTAAATGTGTCTGTTTTTGTGTTTCTATTTGTCAAAATTGCTTAAATCGCCGCCTGTTACCCATTTAAAGCTTGGAGTTGAACAGGATGGCAAACGTATCCCTAAGCGACGTGCGAGACGCAATCAACATCGGCGCCTCCGACGTCCCCGACCCTAAACTGGAAAAAATGGTAAACCGCGCCACAGTCACGTTGTCTTTGGAGTTGGGCAGAGAAATTGACAGTGCCGACTGCACCGCCGCCGAAAAAGAATACATCACCCTGCTCGCCGCCGTCCACGCAGTCTGCTACTTAACAGGAGGCTCCGCCGCAGGCTTAAGCTTTAGTGTCGGCGGTCAAAACGTTAATGTGCTCAGCCAAGCTCCGCCGCTGAGCGTTCTGCAGCAGGAACTTGACCGCCTCCTCTCGGGGCTCAAGCAGCCAATTCTTGGGAGCGTTTAGTATGCCAAATCTGCCCGAAACCTATTATGATTTTGTAATGGACTACGCCCCCTACGTCTACGTGGTTCCCGACGTTGGCCCTGACTTGACTTGGGGCAGGGCAGCGTTTGCCGCAGCGTTCGCGGTGGATTTTCTCTTCGAGGCGTACTTCGACCGCCAATTCGATGACCGAAGCGCCGAAGTAGAGGCAAAAATCGTGGAGCTCGCCGACTTCATCTTAACCCAGCAATGCACGGACACTGAAAAGCTGGCGTGTGGCGGCTTTAGAAGCGTTGAGAACAGCACCCAGTTTTACGCTGTGGATGCTTGCCGCACGGTGCCTGCGCTGCTCAAAGCCTACGAGCTCACAAGCAACACGGCGTACTTGGAGGCTGCGGTTCTTGCAGGCAACAGTTACCTATTCAACATGCAGCATGAACCAAGCCTGCGGGGTGTGCATGAACGGTATTTTGGCGGGTTTGCCCGAGCCGTGACGCTGGAGGATGCGTGGCTGCCTGAGATGGATGTGGAGGCGCTTTACGGGTTGGTGGCGTTGCGGATGCTCTCTGAGTCTGACCCCGCCAACAAGAGTCGATACGAGGAGATGATGTCGGACGCCGTGAACTTTTACCGCGTCGGCTTGGAGGGCTGTTTTGACCACTACAGCCCAGCACCATACGGCGACAACCAATGGCGCCGCGTCGACGCCGCCAAAGCCATCACATACGATGACACATTGGCATACGCTTTGCTGGGGCTTTACGAGTACGAGGGCTGGAGCGTCACAGTGGAGAAGACGTATGCGTTTCTTAACGGCATCGGCGCCTCCCCCACCTACCCCGCCTACAACCCCGCAGTCTGCTGGGGCGGCTACCTCAACGTCCACGCCAAAACTCCAGCATGTGACTACTACGACGCCGTAACCGCAGGCATCCTCGCCACCCCAAGACGGGACCACGACAAACCCGCCTACCAGTTCAGCACCCAAATCATCCAAGCCCACGCTGACGCCTTCATGTATTGGGGCGTTAAGTACGCGGACTACGTGGCGGTGGCGGATGTGCAGGCGATGGCGACGGTTTGCTGGCTGGGCAAGCTGTTGGTGGGGTATGAGGCGCCGTTGACGCGGTTTGTGCAGGTGCTTAACAGCAAAGGCGAAGCCGTCACCCTCTATCCTCTGGTGGCGTTGGGCGAGGTAACCCAGTGCGGCGACGGCACCGACCTAAAAGCCATCGTGCTGCCCACCAAGGCGGAGGAGACCCTGCTGGAGCCCGGATACCTCACAACCGACTACCTAACCCTGCACGTGTTTGCGCCTGTCAGGAGACGCGACAAGCTACGCTGCCGAGGCGCCGACTACGAAGCGGTCACCGTGGAGGCGTTTGGGTTCCGCGGCGAAACAGCTTTCCAAAAAGTCACCCTCCGGAGGCTGCTTGGGCAGTGAGCGAAACCGAAAACCCCGCCCTCACCTTGATTCGGCTGCTGAAAGCAAACCTACGGGTGGTCAAAGACAACGGTGCCTTCGCCAACATCGGCGTGGCGGGGGAGTGGCAAAACGCGGACGCCTTCAAAGGCTACGACGCCCAAGTCACCGTTGGCTTGGCGGAAACCTCCGACCAGAAGCTGGAGCTAAGCGGCAAAACCCGCCGACGCACCTCCACCCTGCGAGTCAACATCTGGGTCACCGAGCAGCCCACCTCCAATGAATCCGCCAAAACCCTGCGAAACAAACTCACCGAAGAAATCAGCCGCGTCATCCGACAAACCCGCGCCACCCCCAACCAAACCCAATACGACTTCTACGCATTGGGCGCCGCGTCTCAGACCCACAGGGCGTTTTGGGGCACCGCCGAAGCCGCGCCTCAGGATGCGGGTTGGACCGAACTGACTAATGAGCAAATTGTCCAGCTCTGGCGCAGCGACGATGGCCGATGCCAAGTCAGCTGCAGTGAAGAGGGCAAAGTGGCAGCCCTGCTTTTTGGGTTTAAACTGGAGAACCGCAAGGAAGCCGCAACCCGCGTTGGTTTGTTGTTTGAGGGCTACGGAACGGTGCCAAGCGGAAACGGCGTTACCGTGAAAGCGTGGAATCACGAGTCCGCGGCTTGGACGCAGGCGCAGTCAGGTGTTTCAGGTTCAGACCAGACCGTAACCGTGACTTTGCTGCAGGATTTGCCCCGCTACATCGACGAAGATGGCTACGTGTGGTGCCTTGCCCAAACCACCAACGCCAGTGACGGGCAAACCCCTGCGGTTTTAACCTGCGACTACGCCGCATGCACCGTAACGGTCAAGGGCATAACGTACTGTGACCTTGTGAGTTACCGCGACGTTGACCGCGTAGACGTGACGCCCACAATTTTCCGCACAGAATTCACCGTGAAATCATGGTTCTTTGAGAACATAGGAGCGTAAATTGAAGTGCCAGAAACCTACAGTGCCCACGAAAGCCGCCTCTACTACGTGACTGAAACGGCTTTTGGGCAAACCCCCACTTCCCCGTTGATGCTGAGTGTCCAAGCCGAAAGCTTAGAGCCCGCCGTCAACCCCAACAACCTCAAAATCCGCGGCGTCGGCAACCCCGACCTGCAAGCAGTCAAAAAAGGCTTACGAGCACCCACCCTCAAACTCAGCTACCCCCTGCCCAGCGATGCCCCCATAAGCTTTCTGCAGTACGCCAAAAACGAACTTGAAACCTCCCTCAGCATCCAACTGCTCTACTATAAAGGCGTCTTCTCCGCGGCAACCAACATTATTTCACTGCTCTATGCAGGATGCAAATTCCAAAAACTCCAAGTCGCCTGCAGCGTTGAAGACGTGGTGAAAGCTGACGCGGAACTGCTGGCTCAGAACCTCACCCTGGGCACCTCAAAAATTGCGGACGCAAACTACACAGACTACTCGGGAGCCGTGCCCTTCTATGAGAGCTACATCAAAAAAGACGCCGCCACAGTAGACCGCGTTACCGACTGGAAATTCAGCATCGAAAACAACCTCAAACAAGTCCCCGTTATCCGCGCCTCTAACGGGCATCTGCTCAAGTATTTGCCGCATCGGCACCGCAACCTGACTGGCGAGGTAACGTTTGAGTTTGAGAGCAAAGAGGAATTTGACGGCATCATCGACGACGCCGAGTTCAGCCTTGAATTTGGCTTAGGCGGCGCCAACAAAGCAACGTTTAGTGGATGCAAATGGGAAAACGCCTCTGCCCCTGTCCGTATTGAAGAGCTCGTCAGCCTCAAAGCGGCGTTTGTCGCCAAAACCTTCACCCTAACCTGAGAGGATCCGCCATGAACCAAACAACCCTAACCCTCGGAGCCGAATACGGCGCCCAATATGCGGGTACATACGTTTTCCAAGAAATCACGTGGGCAAAACGCAGCCGCATTATCCAAAAACACACCCGCTATCACCCCATCACAGGGCAAGTGGTCAGCAGCGACTTCATCGCCATTCAAGCTGAAACCATCTGGGCAAGCTTAAAACAGCAACCCCAAAACCAGCCGTTGTCACTTGAGCGGCTGCTGGGCGAAGAAGATGGCGTACCAATCGCGCTGGGCGAGTTGTTCTCCAAGAAAGTCAACGACCTTTGCGCTGTCAACCGGGAAGAAACGGCTTTTTTATCCGAGCCATCCGACGCCAAAAACCCAACCCCGCAGTCACGGACTTCAGGCTCTGCAAAGAATTCGGATGGACTCCAACCCAACTCGCAAAGCAACCCGCCAAAACCATCCAGCAATTCTCGGTCATCCTTAACGAGTTAGACCGCCAAACCCAGGAGGAAACCAAAAAACATGAGCGTTAACATCCAAATCAGCGTGCAAGGCGCCAAAGAATTCTCTCAGGCACTCAGCCGTTTCGACCAAGAAACCCTCACTCAATTGCAGAGCAAACTGGCGGCGTGGGCAGAATCAGTGAAAGCTGAAGCTGTTCGGCTGGTGCCTGTGCGCACGGGACGCTTGAAAACCAGCATCTACGCCCGAACGCAGGAGTGGCAAGCCCAAGTCGGCGCAACCGCCCCCTACGCGGCAGCCATCGAGTTAGGCTCTTCCAGCCGTCGTGCACGCCCCTTCCTTCAGCCAGCACTTCAAAAGCGGCTTCCCGAATTAGAACGCACCCTACGTCAAGCCATAGAATCCGCCAAAACGGGGGCAGGTCTTTGAGCTTTAACGAAATCGCCATCACCATCCGCGCCGTGAATCAGGCAAGCAACGAATTTAGCCGCATCCAAACCGACGCCCAAAACCTGGCCGCCCGCGTTAAAACCTTGGGCACCGCAATGGCGGGCATCGGCGCTGCAGGAACCGCCATCGGATACATCGCCAACCAATTCGGAATTTTAGACGACGCCCAAGCCCGCGTTGTTAACTCGGCGATGATGATGGTCACAGCCCTTGGCATATTCGTTCGGTCCAGCGCAGGCGTAGCTATCGCGCAGAAAGTGTACGCCGCCGCTACCTCGGTTGCCGCCGCCGTGCAAAACAGCCTCAACATAAGCTTTGCCACCTTTCTTGCCTTGACGGGGGTAGGGATTGCGGTGATTGTTGCGGCTGCTGCTGCCATGATGAGTTTTGCCACCAGCATGAACAACGCCACCGCCAGCGTGCAAAACTTCAACGACGCCGCCGCCCAAACCCCCACCGCCACCCGCAGCATCCAACGCGCAGGCGAAGCCGAACTGTACCGACGCGGAGTCGAGTAACATGAGCGTAACCTCTCCAAGTGTGGCAATTGCGTTTGGTTCGGTTGCGCCGTCGCAGGGCGACGTGGTTGAGTTGCAGGTGCATTTGGGCTGCACTACCGAAGTCAGCAGTTTTGAGGTGGTTTTGGCAAATTTCGAGGGCAAATACAGCCCAACAGGCATGTCTCCTATTACTGCTGGATTGGACGGCAGTATAAGCGTGGGCAGGGGTGCCGTTTGCCCGCTGTTGATGATTTGCCGCGTGGAAACCGTCAAGTACACCTCTACGCCCTCGGCAAGTTACGTGCATGTTTCGGGCAGATGCTGGGGTGAACGGCTGTTTCGTCGTGTGGTTACCAAAACCTACACTAACACAAAAGGCGAAGACATCGTCAAGAACCTGCTGGACTACTACGTGGGCTTAAGCCACGTCCGTGACAGCGTGGAACTGGTCGAAGCAACCGACACCACCTACACCAATCTGAGCTACGAAGACACGCCGGTCTTTGACATCCTCAAGTACATCGCCGAAAGCGCCGACAAACAAGGTGTCATAGGCTTTGATTTCCGTGTGGCACCCGACGGCAAATTCGAGTTTTTCAGCCGCTCAACCAAACCCAACCCCACAAGCCTCGCCGAACAAGTGGAGCAAAGCGAATACAGCCAAGACATAAGCCGCGTGCGCAACAAAATCACAATTTACGGCGCCCAAGACAAAAGCGTGCCCGACGACAAGGACGCTTGGACTGAAAGCCTCGCTTCGCTGGATGGGTGGTGGAACGCCACCTCGGGCGTTGTCAGCTTTGATGAGGCGGTGAAAGCTAAGGGCGCAGGCAGCATCAAAACGTACGCCGATACCGTAAGCTACGGCGGATGCATCTTTTCGCTGGAAACCGCCAGCATGGTTGACGCTGAAGCGTATCCTGTTTTGAATTTGTGGCTTAACCGCGACGCCACCTACAACGGCAACGTTTCCCTTACGCTTTTTGACAGTGTTGGACGCGTAGCAACCCATGAGTTGACGGTGGGGGCAGGCAAATGGTTCCAACTGCAGGTCGGCGTGGGCACCCAAAACCAAGACCAATGGATAGTGGATGCAGGTTTTGACTGGATGCACCTTTTGCAGGTGCGCCTTATCTGCTGGTTTAATGAACCCAGCACGGGGGCGTTTTGGGTGGACGGCTTGTTTTTCGGAGGCAAACGTTACACTGCAATCGCCCAAGATGCCCCGAGTCAACAAAATTTTGGGTTACGCGAAAAGGTGGAGGTTAACGAGGAACTTTGGAGCGACCACGAATGCGTTGGACGTGCTTCGGCGTTGCTGGCTAACCTGAAAACCCCCGCCGAAAGCCTCACCCTTAAAAGCGCCGTTTTGGACTTTGCGGCTTATCCTATTCTGGCGGGGGACACTGTGCATGTTGTGTTGCCTGTGGAGGGGGTGGACGCGGATTTTCGGGTTCTCAATGCGGAGTATCATGTGGATGCGGCGACGCAGACGCTGGAGACGACGCTGCAGTTGGGTAGGGAGGCGCCTTTGCTGGCAGACTACGTGTATATCTTGCGGGCAAAAACTGATAGCCTAAGCCGTTATAAAACGGCGAAACGGAGTTGAACGTTTGGGTAAGCCTCGACGGGTCGTTGCGGAAGTGCGCGAGGATTTGCATCGGGAACTGCGCAAAACGGCTTTGCTTAATGACTTGCGAATTTACGAGTTGATAAGCGGGATGCTGGAGGATTACCTGCGTGACGAGGAGCGTACCAAGCAGCTGATTAAACGGCTAAAATCACATTAA